AAAAAAACCAACGCCCCCATTTCATAAAACCATTTTTAATCAGAAAAAGGTGTAATACTTTACGATGTCAGTTATACGCTACGAAAATATTCCAGTCTCTATGCCCCGAAACGATTTCACTGGTAAGAAATACATTGCACCCGCAAACAGTGTATCTATTTCTCATTCCGCGAAAACAAATGCATATAGAACTCTTGCCCCGAATACTTTTCCAGAAATGAGAGTTGGCGGCAGTACAGATACCAAAATAACTATCGCATTTCCGCTGTGCAACAAGTTTGCCAATAATGTTTCTTCTGCTGATTCATACAATTTCGGATCAGGCGTTTTCGCTAATCTTACAGGAACAGGCAGCACTGACATAACAATCGGGGGTCGAACATTCAGTGGATGTTATCTTGACAGCTTGTCTATAGACATTGCGCCATTTCAAGCTGCAACGATGTCCACCTCTTTTACATGCACAAATCCACCAACAGGTCTATCAATGCTTTCGGGGCTAAGTACAGGTGAAACAAACATGACCAGCAAATTTGCATATGGTCATTTCGCAGTACTTTCGGGGGCTGATAATTATTCTTCTGACATTCACTCTAGCATTTCCTTTTCTCTTGATTTAAAAAGAACCTATTCCTATGCAATTTCTAAGCGCAACGCTTACAATGTCTTTTTGGATGAAGCAAACAAGCAACTACAAATAAAAGCAACAAACATAAAAACATTTATCAACGAGTCTGGAGCGCTTTCTTCTTTTTCTGTTGATTTAAAAAATGAATCAGGTGAATACGTTTTGCCATCAGGAACGCTGTCAACTTCTTCTCGCGGCAGATTAAATGCCCAAAATCTATCTTCTTCGCCGCCAAATATTTTCATCGCAGATGTAACTATCGACGAACCATTGCTATAAATGAGTGTAAAATATACAAATGCCTAAAAAACGATTTAGTCAGTCGGACTCTGTTGAGATTCAATTGAATCAAACCAACAAAATTAAAACTAAGAAAAAGAATTTTAGATTCACCCCAAAACAGATTCAACTGCTGGGGATGATACTAGACCCCGAAAATAAAATCATTTTTATATCTGGGGCAGCGGGAACTTCTAAAGCGCAGCCATTGGACGCTAAAGTGTTAACGCCCAATGGATACGTCGATATGGGATCGCTATCTGTAGGAGATTTTGTTTTTTCTCCAAATGGAAAGCCAACTAAAGTAATTGGCGTGTTTCCGCAGGGTAATAAAGAAATTTATAAAATCAAATTTAGCGATGGAACATCTACTGAATGTTGCGGAGATCACTTGTGGCATACCACCACCTTATACGATAGAAATTATAGAGTAAAAAAATCGGGAGAAATCTTCAAACAGAAACGAGCTGGCAGCGTTAAAACGACAGATGAAATTCGAAATTCGTTATTTGTGCGAGGAAGGGTTAATCACGCCATTCCTATTTGCGAACCAGTTCAATTTACCACTAAAGAACTATTCCTCGATCCATATATTATGGGTATTCTATTAGGAGATGGATGCCTAGTTCAAAAAACCTCTTTCTCGACTAAAGACATTGAGATTGTAAACAATATATCGGAAAAATTACCAAACGGCTTTGCTGTGAAGAAAGTTGAGTCTTCTCAATGCGATTATTCTATTGTGTCCGAAGGCTCTCACGTCAATGAAATTACCGATTTCATTCGAGAATTAAAATTAAATGTAAAATCAGCATTCAAATTCATTCCCGAAGAATATCTATTAGGCGATGTTAACCAAAGAACAGAGCTTTTGAGAGGCTTAATGGATTCGGATGGCACAATCAGTAATAATAAAACTCAAACAGCCTCTCATGAATCGTTTTCTTCCGTGTCTCAAGATTTGATCAATGGTGTAAAATTTTTAGTTCAGTCTCTAGGAGGGACGACGACCGTTTCTGGTCCGAAACAATCTTATTATTACAATCAAGATGGAGAAAAAGTATTGTGTCAAGATTATTTTACAGCTCATTTGAATTTTAATCCAGAAATTAACCCATTTTCACTAACTAGAAAATCTCAGCGCTACATACCGAAATCAAAATATCCACCACATAGATATATCGTAGATGTAGAAAGAGTCTCAGAAAAAGAATGTCAGTGCATCATGGTAGAAGATGAAAGCCATTTATATTTGACGAATGATTTTATTGTAACGCACAATACATATATGGCGCTTTACGGAGCAGTCGAAATGATGTCAGAAGACCCCGAAAAACAACTGATTTATATTCGCAGCATCATTGAAAGTGCTGACAAAGGACTTGGTAGCTTGCCTGGAGATATTGCAGAAAAGTTTGATCCATTCTTGATGCCTCTCTACGATAAGTTGGAAGAAATTGTTTTGCCGCAAGATGTGGCGCATCTTAAATCAACAGGAAGAATAAGTGCCGCACCAATTAACTTTTTGCGTGGAGCAAGCTGGACGAACAAAATCATTGTCGCTGATGAAGCTCAGAACTTTTCCGCGAAAGAACTTATTACTTTGATTACAAGGATTGGAGAAGGCTCAAAGATTATCATCTGCGGCGATGCTATGCAGAGTGATATTGGAAAGCTCAAGACAGGCTTTATACCTCTACTCAATACTTTTAATGATGAAGAAAGTAAGCAAAAAGGAATTCAAACATTCGTGTTCACTAAAGAAGATATTGTTCGCAGTGAAATCTTAAAATTCATCGTGAAAAAGTTAGAAGAGCGCGACTTTCATGTGTAAATAATTATAACAGGGTTACACACAACGCTCGCAGCGAAATGCAGGAAATATACGTGTATTCCCTGCCTTTTCGTGCCTTTTTTTATATTGAAAAAGTGATAAAAAAACTCATCATTAATTATGAGCGTTATTTATTGTTCTGAGTGCGGAAAGAAGCACGAATATAATTTTGCAAAGCCTAACTTTTGTTCTAGTTGCGGTAGTTCTTTTGGGGCAACTAAACCTAAAAATCAAAAGCCTAAAGAAGAAGGGGAAGAGGACTACGAAGACGGGGACGAAGAAGATTTTGAAGATGATGGCGAATCATTTACCAATTCTACTCGCGTCCCAAACATTCGCAAAATCCAAGTAGAAGTGGAAACGTCAGCAGTGTATAGCACTTTTGATCTGGGATCTCTTATTGGTTCCGAATCGAATCCAATGCCAAAAGGTTCAACAACTCAAAGAAGAAACCGCCCAACTTCTCTCGAAGACTTTAAACAAAAAAAGAAAGTAAGTGGAAACTCCTAAGAAAAAGACATACGAAGAGTGCTACACTATTATAGACACTGTTGTTTCAAAATACCAAAGCAAGTGGAGGCTTAATGCCATAAACTGGTTTGACTTTGAAGATGTAGCACAAATTGTTAAAACTCACATTTTCAAAAAGTGGCACTTGTGGGATCAAGAGCGACCATTGGAACCTTGGGTTTCGAGAATCGCTTCTCACCAAATCAAAAATATAGTACGCAATAATTATACTAACTATGTTAAGCCTTGTATGTCTTGCCCCCACAATCTTGGAGATAATCTATGCTCTTTGACGAAATCAGGTAATCAAAACTCTTCTTGCTTAATGTATGCAAAATGGGCTAAATCAAAGCGTCAAGGATATGGCGTAAAGATGCCGCTAGCAATGGAAAACCATCAGCAAGAGATTGATTTATTTACTGATTCTGGTATTGATTTTGATTCATCTATCAAAAGAATAAATGAAGTTCTAAAAAAAGAATTATCTGAAGAACATTATCAAGTGTATATGATGTTGTTCTTTGAAGATTCGTCAGAAGACGATGTAGCCAAGTATATGGGGTATAAAACTTCTGAAAAGAATCGTGCTGCTGGCTACAAGCAGATTAAAAATCTCAAAAAAATGCTGAAAGAAAAAGTGCAACAAATCATTGCCAAAAACGACATCATACTATGAGTTTAAACGACGAACAAAAAGAAAAAGTCCAAGACGCTTTTGGCAAGAACCCCGATTTGAATGAAATCGTCAAATACGTATTTGACAATCCACAACTCGACGGTCGTTCAAAAGAAGGACGCGAAGTAAGAAAGTATATGGTCGCAGCAGGTATGAAATTCAATACCGCTCGCCGCGAAAAAAAAGAAGATATTGTCTTCTCGCCACAACAAAAGCAATTCATTATTGATCAAGCGAATACTGGTTTATCCTCGTTGGCTATTGCTGAACTACTTTTCCCAAAACAAGAAATCAAGCCGCTGTCTATGGAACAGCGAGCTGTTTTCACATTGATGAGAGAAATCAATCCCGACTACAATCCTTCTCAAGACACAGGCTCTGTGCTGTCAAGCTACGTGGCTCCGAAGGCGGTAGGCAGGGTCGTGAAAAAAATTAACGATGCGACTGGAAATGTATTCGAGGAAGATAAGATTAATCGTCAGCACAGGATTTGTGTAGACAAATTAACAATTAACTTAAACAACTCTCGGTTCGTGAAAATCATGAACAATTACACATTGAAAGACGATAGAGAATTGTTCGAGCAAGAGTTTATTCGTTTAACTTGGGACAAGCCAGATTTAACATCAGACGAAATTAACCTCTACATGAACGTATGCAAAGAAATCATTAATCTTGAGGTGATTAGTAAGCATTTGAATAAGCTGAACGATATGTTCGACATTGCTAATGATCAAGAAGAAATGAGCGTTAGATTGGCGGAAATCATTAAAGCAAAAAGCGGTGAATACCATCAATGCGAAACACGTATTGAAAATCTAACTAAAAAACTTCAAGGAGACAGATCTTCCAGAATGCAAAGTAAGCAGAAAGAAAATGCTTCTCTTTTGGCGTTGGTGCAATTCTTCCAAGACGAAGATGAGCGTAAGAATATGGTCAAAATCGCGGAAATGCAAAAACAATTAGTATCAGAAGAAGCGAATAGACTAGAAGGAATGGAAGAGTGGAAAGCAAGAATTCTCGGCTTATCAAAGTATGATGTCATTTAATTGTAGAGAGTGCAAGGAGTCATTTGATTCATTAAAAAGCCTACACCACCATATCAAGAAACACGATATGATGTTGGGAGATTATTACGTTAAGCATTATCCACGCTTCAACAAACTGACAGACGTTGCTATTCAGTTCAAAACGTATGAGGATTACATGGAGAGAGATTTCGCCACATACGATCAATTAGTCGAGTGGTGTGATACAGCGAATCAGGAAGAAGTTGGGGCATATATTCTTTCATTGCTTAAAAAACGCATAGAAAGAAAGGGCTTGGATTATGGTCCATGCTCGACTGAATTGTTCACATCAGACTTGCCGCCAATTAGAGTATACAAACGTATCTTTGGTAGCTATAAAAAGGTATGTGATGAATGTGGCGTTAAACCAATGTTTGGATCGAACTTGCCACAAGAATTTCACAATGACTACAGAGATGTAAAGATTTTGATTGATACCAGAGAACAGCAACCGCTCAAGTTTCGTTACTCTGCGCCATTAAAGCTCGATGTCGGAGACTATGCCGTTACATCAGAGAACTTTAAGTATACGTATGCGGATAGAAAATCGTTTTCTGATTTTTGTAGTACTTTGTCAGCAGAGTATAAGAGATTCGTCAGAGAGCTGCAACGCTGTAGACAATCGGAGTGTTTCTTATTCATTGTGATTGAAAGCGATCTACATAAGATGCGCGAAATCAACAAGTATGCCCCCAAAAGATCTAATCTCGACTATATCTTCCATAACATGAAAGAACTGCAAAGAGATTTTCGAGACTGTTGTCAATTTGTTTTCGCAAAGAATAGAAGCAGCAGTCAAATACTAATACCAAAGCTACTAATGCTTGGTCCAAAAATCTGGAACGTAGATGTTCAATACTTTTTGGATGCTGGAGAAATGAATTACTTTGAAATTAAATAAATATGGCGTGGGAAAAAGGACATCAAATATTACATAAGAAATTTGAAAATGTAAACCAAGAAATCTTGGACACAAAAGGCTTCATTGAAGAAGAAAAGGCTAAAGTTCTTTTGTATAAGTTCTTGCGCGAGAATCCATCTTTTACTTCAGAGCTTATTTCAGGAATTTCATTGTTTCCATTCCAACACATGGCTATTAAGGCGATGATGGAGACGGATTACTTTTTGGGCATTTGGAGCAGGGGATTATCAAAATCGTTCACAACGGGTATTTTTGCGGCTATGGATGCTATCTTAAATCAAGGCGTTTATATTGGCATCATATCGAAGTCTTTCCGTCAAAGTCGAATGATCTTTAACAAGATTGAAGAAATTGCCAAGAGTCCAAAAGCTGCATATCTATCACAATGCATTACAAGAGTGAGTAAATCTAATGACCAATGGGTTATGGAAATTGGGCGCAGTAAAATCATCGCTCTTCCTCTTGGAGATGGTGAAAAACTAAGGGGTTTCCGTTTTCAACGAATGATTATTGACGAGCTTCTTTTGATGCCTGAAAAAATCATTAACGAAGTTATTCTTCCGTTCTTGGCGGTTGTGGAAAATCCAACAGAGCGTCAAAAGATGTATGATCTTGAAACAAAAATGATTGAGGCGGGAAAAATGATAGAAGAAGATCGCTACAAATGGTCTCATAACAAGATTATTGGACTATCTTCTGCTTCATACAAATTCGAATACTTGTACAAGCTCTATCAGCAATACGAGAACCTTATTCTCAATCCCTCTAAGCAAGATAATGCTCATCGAGTGATTATGCACTTGAGCTATGACTGCGCCCCGAAACAACTTTACGATCAAAACCTTTTGGATCAGTCTAAAGCTACTATGAGCGAAGCTCAGTTTGAAAGAGAGTTTGGTTCGATCTTCACAGACGATAGCTCTGGTTACTTTAAAGTTAGTAAAATGGCAGCTTGCACCATTCCCGACGGCGAAGGACAGTCAGTAGAGGTTGCTGGCAACAAAAATAGCGAATACATACTATCATTTGACCCATCTTGGTCAGAGAGCGAAGGTTCCGATGACTTCGCCATGCACCTCATTAAACTCAATGCCGATAAACGATCAGGGACAATAGTTCACTCGTATGCTTTGGCTGGTGCAAATTTGAAAAAGCACATTGTATACTTCCACTATCTTTATACACATTTCGACATCCGAATGATTGTTGGTGACTATAACGGCGGCGTTCAGTTTATTAATTCCTGCAACGAAAGTGAAATCTTTAAAAAGGCGGGAATTCAAATCCAATGCATTGATTCCGATTTCGATGATCCACAAAACTACAATGCCGATTTGCGCAGCGCTAGAAATCAATACAATGTAGAATCAAAGAAAATATGCATACTTAGAAAGCCTAGCTCATCATGGATTCGTTCGGCAAATGAGATGCTGCAAGCTGCTTTTGATCATAAAAAGATTTGGTTTGCGGGTACGGCTTTAGATGACGATTATTCGCGGCAAAAGTCAGCAGCGATTCCTATTGATGAGATTACATTCTCACGATACAATGATGAAGGCGACTCATACGCAAAACAAATAGACTTCATTGAGCATTTGAAAGATACAGTTGACGCTACCAAAGTTCAATGCGCATTGATTCAAGTATCTACAACAGCGAACGGTTCTCAATCATTTGATTTGCCATACAACCTCAAGAAGCAGCGAAACGCTGATAAAGCAAGAAAAGACTCTTACTCTGCTCTAGTGCTTGGCAACTGGTTAATGAACATTTATTTTGATATGATGGCAACTCCAGAGGCAGCTGCGCAGACTACATTTGTCCCAATGTTTGTTGATTAACTTTTAAAGTTAACTTTTAGACTTTTTTGTGTAATATAGAGTAATGGATAAGCGACATTATAACAAGAAATCAGACTACTGGAAAAAATTCGAAAAATCGCAAATTAAAATCATGGCACATGCTCATGAAGACTATGAGCCAGAATTATGTGGCGAGCCGTTTTATGTTGCAGAGGCATCATTGAACACTTCTTTTGCAAGCGATGACTATACTCGCGTAGATAGTTCTTCTCGTAGTGGTAGTCGTAGGAATAGAGCCGCTACATCAAGAACTCATGATCGCTTTAGCAGCATACGTAATGGGCTTTTGCCTTATAGTTATGCCATGGATGGTGTCAATGTTCGCGAGGCAATCGAACTGTGTCAAAAAGCTTACGCCAATGTCGCTGTGTTCAGAAACTCTATCGACATCATGTCTGAGTTTTCCAATACCGAACTGTATCTTGACGGCGGATCGCAAAAGAGTCGCGATTTCTTCAATCAGTGGTTTAAGAAGATTAAGCTATGGCGTTTGAAAGATCAATTCTTCAGAGAATTCTATCGCAGTGGAAACATTTTCTTTTATCGCGTAGATGGAACGATTCAAGCCAAAGACTTTACTAAGTTGATGCAACAAATCGCGGAAGAGAAACCAACTTCCAGCAAAGTTCCTGTTAGATATATTTTGCTTAATCCGTTTGATATTGTCGCAAAACGCGGATCGAGCTTTGAGACTGGATCGTATGAAAAAATTCTTTCTGAATACGAGATGGCTCGTTTGCAGAATCCAGTTTCCGAAGAAGATAAGGAAACTCTTAATGGTTTGCCTGAGAATGTAAGAGAAGATATTAAAAGAGGGGCTTATTACCAAAATGGATTAAAAATCAAACTCGATCCAGATAAAATCATTTTTGTTTTCTACAAAAAACAAGACTACGAACCATTCGCAATTCCATTTGGCTATCCAGTCTTAGAAGATATTAATGCCAAGCTTGAATTGAAGAAAATGGATCAAGCAATTACTCGCACTGTTGAGAATGTCATTCTATTGATTACAATGGGAGCTGAGCCAGAAAAAGGCGGTATCAATCAAAACAACTTGATGGCTATGCAAAAACTATTCAAGAACGAAAGCGTTGGTCGAGTTCTTGTTTCTGACTATACCACAAAAGCTGATTTCGTTATTCCTGACCTGAATAAGGTTCTTGGTCCAGAAAAATATAAAATTCTCAATGAAGACATTAAACAAGGACTTCAAAACATTATTGTCGGAGAAGAGAAGTATAGCTCTACAGAAGTTAAAGCGGAAATCTTTTTGGATAGACTCAAAGAAGCTAGAAATGCGTTCTTGAATGATTTCTTGCAGCCCGAAATTAAAAGAATCGCTAAAACTCTTGGATTGAAAAAATATCCTACTGCTAAGTTTAGAGATATTGACATTAGAGATAAAACACAGCTTATGCGCGTAACTACTCGATTGATGGAGCTTGGTATTATCACTCCACAACAAGGTATTGACATGTTTCACACTGGCGAGTTTCCGAAATCAGAAGATATTGCAGTATCTCAGCCCGAATTTATTTCGCAGCGCAAAGAAGGTTTCTACAATCCAATCGTCGGTGGCATTCCGACAATCTCAGCGCCAGAATCAAAAGTTTCCGAAGATTCTGGACCGATTAATACGACTCCAAAAGTTCCTGGTCGTCCAGAAGGAACAACTGGTATTCCATTGGCGAAAGCTAAAGTATCAGTAAGGAATATTCGTGGCATTGTCGCAAAAATCGAATCTCTTCGCGCATCTATCGAAACCAAATTGAAAGCATCGTTGTCGCTGGAAACACTGTCTGATAATCAACAGGAGATGGTGAATAAGTTGTGTGAAACTGTTATTGTTTCAAGCAATTTAGAAAGTTGGGACGAAGTTGCATCTTCATGTGTAAAGGATTTTGAGAATATCGCTTCTTTATCTACTTTACCAGAAGTATTAGAAGCAGCAGCCGAATTTGAAATTGAAGATGATTATTCTGCGGCATTGTTATACCATTCACAAACAAAATAAATGAAAATTAATCCAGAAGACATTAAAGTGCCACTCGAAAAAGTAGTGGAAGTTAAAAACAGAGAAGTTCAAGTATCCATTGGCAAAATGACATACGCGAAAGCTGAAATGTATAAATCATTCATGAGTACATGCGCATCAGATGATAAAGCTCTGGTTGATACTACAGATATGGATGATGAATCAACCATGAAAGCTTGTGCGATGCAATTTGACAAAATGAAGACAATACTTATGGAAAAAAGCGATTCTGGAGAATTAACACCAGCGCAAAAGAAACTGCCACCAGCTCTTCAAAAAGCCATCCTCAAAAAGATGGATAAGTCATCTGATCCAGCTTCTCATGAAAATAAAGAAACTGATAAAGAGGAAAAAATGGAAGAGGGCGAAGACGATTGATTTTTAATATGAAAAAAGATTATCTATACACGACTTCTTTTGATTCGCCGATTCTTGCTTATTCGCAAGAAGAGGAGTCGTTTATATCCAAAGCATCTTTGAAAAACTTACGTTCTTTATTGCCGCAGGATATTGACTACTCGCAGAATATCGACTTGCTTGGCGTGGCTTTTAATGCGGCAGTAGTTAATCAATTCAACAAAAATGACGACGGTATCGACTCTGTTTTGGCGGCACAAGTAGTTCAAAACTTTAAGCATAAACCCACTAATATCGAACATAATAAAGAAAACATTGTTGGACATATTATCAACGCTGGATTTAGCGAATATAACAATTCCAATAAAATGATTTCAGCAGAAGAGGTTCGCGATATGAAAGATCCTTTCAATATTGCCTTGGGCGCTGTTGTTTATAAACAAGTAAATAAGGACTTTGTAAAATTGATTGAAAGATCAGTGGATGAACTCGACACGCTTCACGAAGCGATTTCTGCTAGCTGGGAAATTGGCTTTAGCGAATACGACATTTTGGTCGGCAGCAAAAATTTGAAAGACGCTGAGCGAGTTGATCCAAAACACTTTGATCATATCAAGCCGATGTTGAAAGCTTACGGCGGAAACGGCTCAATGAAAGATGGAACTAGAGTGTATCGACTTCTTAAAGGAGAAATCTTTCCTCTCGGTATTGGATTTACTACTAAACCAGCCGCCGATGTAAAAGGTTTATATTCTGAAAATGCAACTACCAATAGCATCACCTTCAAAGACAAAAGAGATGTGAAAGCCTATTTTGATATTAAAAATAACATTTTTTCTAAAAAAAATAATGCTTTTATTTCCCATTTAGATAATGATAATGTAAAAAACAAAAAAGAAACTAATATGGATATTGAACAAATTCTTGCCGAACTGAAAGGTCTCCTTGTTGAGAAGAAATTCTCCGAAGAGGCAGTTGCTAATATGACGCAGACCTTCGCTGAAGCGATTAAAAAGAAAGACGCAGAATATCGCGATTCTATGACCAAAGCCGAAAAAGAAAAAGAAGACATGGCTAAGGAAAAAGAAGACATGAAAGATGCTGTCAAAAAAGTTGAGGCTGAACTTAAAGCTGCTGTTGAAAAAATTCAAGAGTTTGAAAACTTCCAAAAACAAGAAGAAGCTGTTGCTCGTTTCAATTCCCGTATGGAAGTGATCGACCAAGGTTACGAGCTTGACGACGAAGATCGCAAATTTTTGGCTTCTGATCTTAAAGAACTGGCTCCTACCGAAGAAGCTTTTGCTTCTTATCAAGATAAGCTTGCCGTTGTGTGGAAACACAAAAACAAAGAAGCTAAAGCAGCTTTCGAAAAACAAATTCAAGCTCGTATTGACGAAGAAGTCGCTAAGAAAATTTCCGTTTCAAATGCTTCTGAAAACAAAACCGCAGAAGAACTAGCTCAAGAAGCTCTTGACAATGCTAAAGCTTCTGAAATGACTCTTCCAAACAATAACGAAGCTCAATCACAACAACCCGTCTCTTTCAAAGAAAAATTTGCTAATGCATTTAGCAGAGAAAACATTGTAATCTCCTAATTTTAAACAAAAAACAATCTAATAAAAAAAATATATGGCACTTAGAACACTACCATTCAGACAGTATAACGAAACTGATGTCATCAACATGTTTGCTATGGGTACTGGATTCATCAATGAATCTGTTACCGACAGCGGCAATGGCGATGCTGGCATTTTCGTTACCGTGGAATCTGGCAACCTCAATCTCGATACTATCGTGTATGACAGCGCTTATGACTCCTATCTCGGCAAAACCAATTACCCACACGTTGGAGTTAACCAATATCCTCGCGTCTCCCTCTCGCTGAAACCAGCGACTTCTGGCGATAGCCTTCTTGGTATCACTCTCCGTCAAACTGCTAAGACTGACGAAAACGGTGAAAAACTTCTCTACTACCCACAAAAAGCTGAAGAGCTTATGTGTATGCTTCCTGGTCAAGCAGTTCCTGTTGCTAGCCGTGGTGTATTCACACTCGCTGCTTCTGCTTTCGCTGGTTCTGTTCCAGCAGTTGGTTCTGGCTTCAAACTTCCTAGCGGTGTCAGCGGTAAAGTTACTGGCTGCACTAACAGCGATGCCCAGAAAGTCGGCACGGTTTTGGCTACTGGCTCGCGCACAGCTAGCGTTTCAACCGCAAACCTTTCAGATCCTTTGACTGGCTCGTATGCCATGGTCTTATTGGGTTAATACTTACAACTTAGAAAAATAATCATATGAAAATTACCCTTAAAAGAACTCCTGAACAAATCGAGCTTGTGAAAGCTATGGCTTCGAAAAATCGCGCTATCGCGACCGAAGCTCAAGTCGCACTCGCTGAGTTCATTGGTCCTGTGTTGGCTGAAGTGATCAACAATGCTCCTACGTTGAGCAACTTGTTCACCACTCTTCAATTCAATGCCGATGACAATCCTAGCATTCCGCTTGACCTCTATTATGATGTTAACGCTGAAGACTATATCGAAGTTTACAGCCAAAG